GATCGCGTCTATGCTGGGAGAATCACGTAAAGTACCGTCACGCTCAAAGATCCTGTCCCAGAGATCCCGAAGGAACTCAGGATAGGCACACCGCGCGCGCCACCCGACTATCGTCGGGAGCACGCCGTCTCTCAGACCCGCAAGAAGCAGGTCGTCGAGACGAGGCAATGTGATCGAAATGAAGGGTTCACCCTCATGTTCGAATCTTGATCGCAACGTGAGAATATCACGTGACGGGTCGAATCCCAATGAGTCTCCTGCATCCAGCAGGAGGTGCTCAAGGAGAACTACTTGGCTTTTCATTCTGTCCCCTTTCTGGGGTCTCAGGATCCAAGCCATCGTGGATCAAACGACCGGGTTTAAATCCCGGAGGCCACCGACACCGTCTGGTGTCGGCGGCCCAAGAACGCGCCAGCGAGTGCACCGATTGCGAAACCGGTAGCACCCGTCAGCATGAGAAGAGAGACGATGAAGATCGACTCCAACTCAGTTCTCCCCCGCCGCGAGCTTCTTCAAGTTCGCGTTGGTGGACGCAGTGTTCCATCCGAAGAGGGCCACAAATGCGGCCTCGATGTCGGCGTCCGTGATCCCCGTGAGGGGGCGGTCGGCGGTCACCGAGACCATGTAGCCCTGCTGTGAGACGAGACCCGTGAGGGCATCGGTCACATTCTTCTTGATGTAGAGCCTTGCCACGTTCCGACGGCGCTTTGCGGTGCCGCGCGGATCGAGGGTGAGCTCAATTGTGCCGTCGCTGGACTTGAACGACCCGACCGTCGTACCCGTGAGGATACGAGGAAGGGAAGTTGTGGTTCCAGAAACGGTGATGGACTGCGGATCGTTGAATGCCACGATGGGCTCCTACTCTGTGTTCAATTGTATGGGTCGTTCCCATATTCAATTGTTATTCGGTTGTTGTTCAGTTGTACCGGCATGATGCCGGCGGACAGCATCATCGCGTTCGGGCAAGCCCTAGCGCGATGAGGATCGCATACTGGCCAGCATTCAAGCTGCCCAGCTGCGTTCCGAATCCAAATGGAGTTGCTCGATCACGCACACGCGATACCGACGTATGGACCCCTTTCGAGGTGGCCAAACGATAATCGAATATCGTGTGCGAAGCAGCGTAACTTGTGAAAGTTCGCGGCTCGTCCTCTACACTCTGCGTTAGCTGAGTCGTGAGGTATGCGTAATCAACGGCGTGTCGTCCAGAAATGGGCGACAACAAATGCGCGTTGCTGATTGAGTTACCAATGTTGGCAGCCCAGTCAACGAGCCATGAGAATGGCGTAAGCTCCCACAGAATCGTAGGATCATCCACCAAGCCAAGTTGTCGTAGTACCTCCTCAGCCCTTTCAACAAAACCCACGCTCTTAGAATTCGGCTTAACCAAGGCCGAGTATCGAGACGCGAATCTGTAGTCCTCCATTACGAGGGACTTCGAACGAATACTCCAGACTCCAGGGTTCCCGACATCAGCCGGTGAACCTGAAAGATCCTGGAACTTCTCCCCACTCCCACTATATGGAGTAGAGATGTGGGACGCCAAAGGCACATCCGTGATTACGGAAGTGCTCGGGCCGTCCCAAGCGCGGGGTCGTCGGTTCGACTCAGAATAGACCATGCGGTCCAAATTGATGAGAACCTTCAGAACATTCGCATATTCGTTGATGAGAGGCATCCAGCCAAATACCACGTTCAGATACTCCCCTCCTGCATACTGCAGGGAGCGAGTTTTACTCTGGTGACGGAATATTGCACGCTGGTAGTTCTTGAGCAATGACGGTATATCCCCACGCAGTAGTTCAACCACTGTCGTGAGAATGTGTGCCGTCGGTCGCCCAGGAGTTGAGTCCGTGAAGAAAGCATTCGCGGTACCCTGTCGTTGTGTCGGAGTCGTCAGACTACCGATAGTGGACCAAAAGTTGGGGTATGAAACCCAGCTATGGTTCTGGACAAGGGGTGCTCGTGCTGTCAACCCGGAAAGGAACGCACTGGTGTCGGTTATCTTCCAAGCCCGAGTAGGGCTGGCAGTGTTACCGGTAGCAATGCGATAGTGAGCTCGTATAGGATCCCTCAGCGCTGTGGTTTTAGCGAAGAGGTGTCCCGAGTCACTACTTGAGGTTCTGTCCGTGGAAACCGCGCCACTAGCTGTTTCAGCTGGAAAGGCGGCCCGCATGACTTCCTCGTAGTACCGTTTCCGGTCTGCGAGTTTGTCAACAAGATTCCCAGTTTCTCTGGGCGTCTTGATCCCCCATGATCCCGAATAGGGAGAGGGTGCGGCATCCGATATGCTACGCATACCGGTCCTCCACGAATACACGTGTTCAATCAATCGCGCGTATCGAAGTTCGTGTCGAGTCTCAGTGATGGGACCCGACGTGACCTGACGTTGCACGACTGACCCACCAACATAGCGGTAATTCTTACCCCGCATGTGGTGCACGTACGGCAAATTGTTCTCCAATCTGATTCGACGAGGCCCC